CGTAAATGTAAATTCTACAGGTGTTGCGACGAATGTCGGTGGCTCAAGTCACAACGATTCACTAACACCAGTTCATGCAAGAACGAAGTAGGAGTCCTCTTCTGGAAGAAACCATGCGCTTATGCGTCAGATCAAGACCAGATTGAGAAGATCCACAAGATCCTTAGAAAATTGCATGAAGAAGATCCGGCAGAATATGACCCTTATGGTATTGCCTCCTTCATTGTAGAAAAAGTGAAACTTCCCCCCAGTTCCCTCTATGAGTGGATGGCACAAGTTGAACAAACTTACATGCGAGCGTTCTCCGTCTCAACAACCTACACCAACGTGGAAGAAGAAGGAGAAGATCTGAAGCAACTTAATGTGTTCTTAGTCGACCCCGCTTCATTTGAGAATTCAAGTGAGTCCAAGCGGATCATTCGTAAACGAGCACAGATGCAATCAGGAGAATCAAAGAAGATTGTCCGTAAGAGAGCAGCCGTTGAATCAGGTGAGAGCAAGAGAATTGTTCGTAAGCATGCCAAATGCGAAGCCGCCTTCACTCAGAAGACTATTCCGTGCTCCGACGGATCAAATGCTACTGCACACATACGCCTACCCGGCAGTTGTCTAGATTTAGAAGCCTTTGAGGAGTTCAACAAACAACTCGATTGCTTCCCTAGTTATGCAGACAAAGTGGCAGAGGAATATGGATTGAAATTGACAAAGATCAATCCTGATGCATTCACCGTAGAAAGCAACAGCTCGCAAGAACAAGCTAGCGCAGACCCCAATTGTAGGAGTCAAGCTGGAGGAATCAATGAGTGTGCTGTCTATGTGTTGAGTGCAACCAACAACATTGTCCTACGTGGAATACCTGTGTCAACAGACCGTTTCATTGTACCATCTCACCTTACCAAGGTATATCCAGTCGGTGAGAGCTTCCCCATCGCGTACAAGAACGGAGTTTACTCAGCGCACATAGAGAAAATGCGACCATCTTGGGATATAGCTGTTGCTGTCATTGAAGGCGCCCGCGTCCAACTGACATCTCAGTACAAATTTATCCCTGATGAGGCTGAACTTGTAGATCGTCTGCGTTCAAATTCCAGAGCCATCATCTGTATCCCCAACCAGGAGAAACAGACATTCATGATTAATGTAAATATGACTCTTCACAAAGAGTATAGAATTGCTTTTGCCGATGGCTCGGACAAATCGTATGACCATCTATGGGTTGCAACCAACTTGGTTAGCATGGGAGCAGACACAAACAAAGGTGATTGTGGTTCCCCCGTGATGCTATTGTGCCCAAAGACACAGCGTAAGCTTGTAGGATTCCACATTGTTGGAGCTCGTGATTATAGTGCTTTCGCAGTACTTACCCGAGAACGAGTTCTGGCTCTTTTGCCTTCCGAGACAGAAGAAGTGGATATCCCCGCACCAATCGAGCAAGTAGCTCTCCCCCCCACTACCTATGAAACAGTCCCCAACGACTTGTCAGATACCCTTAAGGTATGTGAAAGCGAAGACCCTATCTATGCCCCAGTTGGAGAAGATAAAATCATCGTAGGTAAGAGAGCGTTTGAAATGCCTTCAGCAGGAAAAACAGCCATTGCTCATCACCCTTGCCATGGTGCATTCCCCGTAAAGACAATCCCCGCCTACCTCAGTGACGCCGCCTTCATCCGCGATCACCCTGACACCCCACTTACCGCCACCCACCCCAACGGTGATGAAGTTCAGCTGAACTTAGTTACTAAGAACACAAGTAAGTGGTGCAAGAAACTCCCTCAGAGTGACTTGATTACATCAGAGCTTGCGGAAATGGAGGAGGAGTTGACAAATCACTGGCTTGAAGTGTTCTCCGAAGAAAATCTGAGTATGATCTCTATGGAGGACGCAGTGAGTGGTAACCCCGCCTTCGACCTAGAACCAATGAACATCAAATCATCTCCTGGTATTCCTTACAATACTCTTAAAGGTATGTCTTCCAAGGCTAACCTTATTGAGGCAACAGGCAAATCCTACATGAATGGAAAGCAGCAACTTGCTCCCGTGTCCCTAGTCAAAGATAATGTGCTCAAGCGCATCGAACTAGCTAAGGACAGCAAGAGGCCCTTTTCTTTGTGGAAAGATTGTCTGAAAGACGAAACTCGACCAATCGAGAAAGTAAACCAGGGAAAGACCCGCATTTTCACTGCAGCCCCCTTCGATTTTTCGATAGCTGTTCGTGTGATGATGGGAAGGTTCAAGGCCGTTTGGCAGAAGAAAGGTGCTCAACTAGGACATTCAGTCGGAATTGATTGTATTTCTCCTGATTGGGGACAGCTCTACGCACGCCTTGCTGCTGTTAGTGACCATGGTTTCGACTGTGATTACTCGTCTTATGACGGCAACTTGCGAGCAGACTTTATGCAGAGTGCAATCCGCATCTTCGCTAAGGTTATTGCAGATAGAACTGTTACCACTCGTTATGGAGTTACCAAAGATCAAGTAGAGACAATCATCAATGTCATTTGCTCTGAGTGCATAGAGACATACCAGCAGTCTGGCGATGTAGTTTGGCTTTCAAAGCATGGTAACCCTTCAGGTAACCCGCTAACAACTGAGCTGAATTGCACTGTCAATTTCATGTACCACTGGTTTTGTTTCAGACAGATACTTGGCGCTGACGCATGCTCCCTCCGCGACTTCTTTGAAAAAGTCGGTTTTGCATGCTTTGGCGATGACGCAATCTTTGTGTTTCAAGATGTTGACCTTGTCACGTTCGCAGATCTAGCACGCTGGATGAACTACCTTGGACAAGACTACACAAACGCGTCAAAAACAGGTTCTGACTCAGAGTTGATGCACATCACCGAGTTGAGCTTCTTAAAGAGAAGGTTCAAGCTAGACGATGCGTCTAAGAGGATTATCCAATCCCCCATTGAGGAAGACTCAATTACAGGACAGTTCAATTGGTGTTCTTATCCTAGCGACTCAGTCGATATCATCCAAGACACCTATGAAAATGCCCTGATCGAAGCCGCGCAGTTGGGAAGAGAACGATTTGAGAAATTTGTTACACAACTTTACCCTATGATGAATTCTCACCTGAAACTGATTACTGGAGCAGCAAGTGTAAAGCCGACCTTCAAGTCGTACCGCTACAAGCTCAACCAGAAATTAGTTAAGTAAATCGTTTTGACCAGTCACTTGTGGTGAAAGGCAAAGTTGTGTTGGGAAATAAATATAAAGAATGAGTTCCATGAATAGAGCCATCTTTTCTAACAACACTGCTCCTGGTGAGAGTGAAGTTACGAATATGACCCACACGACGACGAACCTTGAACTGAAACAGACAGGCCCTGACTCGCGCTTAGCCATGAATGTGGAGAAGATGCCAGGCAAGCACTTCGGCAGACCAATAGTTTCGACCTCATGCCCTGACGGGAATGTTGACGCTATTGTTATGTCTGACTCCGCAATCGACATCCATGCAGGAATCGCAAGAAACCCGGGATATGTGACACCCGCTCACCTCTACTCTTGGGCGTATTCATCCTCATGGACTGCTGACGCCACCGGACAAACCGTACCTCTGAACGTATCCAATCGTATGGCGGCATACCGTGCATTCTTCTACTACTACCATTGTCATATGTTAGTAAAGTTAGTATGCAAAATGCCGCTGGATCGTTCAGACAGATTTTACCTTAATTGGTCGGATCTGAATGTTGGTACCAAATCCAATATAGGCGTTGGCTTTGAGTGGGCACCGATCGAGAAAAACGAGATCTATGTCATGCTTCCTTGGTCTGCGGTATATCCAATGACCGATCCCTCAGTGAATCAAGCAGATATCTTCGGATACCTGAACATATCACAGATAGGAAGCAACGGACAACCAGTCGTTATCGATGCCTACACTTGCCCTGTACAGCAAACTCTCTTCAACTTGCGACCGATTTCCACCCCTGCACCCAGTTGTAAACTATCACCCGTATCAGGTGAGTTCTCAACTACCACAGCAGGACAAATCTTTGCCGTCACACCTGAAGGGGTCACCTCGACAGTCCGCGTGACTATTGATGGAAGAACCCTTATGGAGGAGTCTGCTGGCGAATTTAAGTCTTATCTGCTTGATTTAGCTGTAGGCAACCACTCTATTGTCCTCTCGGGTGATGTTGATGTCTACACTACAGCAACCGTAGAAACAGCTGCAGCAACCGCAGAACTACAGGTAAATGATGAGCTTGAACTCCCAGGGAGCACAAGTGAGGAAGTCTCACCCAGCGACCAAGTAGGTCATTCCCCGGATATCGCATCCAAGCAGCTTTCCAAAGTTGTTTATGGTTCCAATAATACTGAATCTGTTAGAGAAACAAATCAGTACTATTTGGTTGGATCTGTTAACATCGATAGCAAAACACCAGTTGAGTTTACCTTTTCATTCCCAGAGGAAGTGCTAATCAATTTCGCAAGGCACCACCTATGGACAAAGTATCTCTCGGTTAAATTAGTTGCTACCCAGACCATCCAGAACCCTGGACGTTATCGTATTGTACAAGTACCGCAGGTAGGTTCACTTGACTTCTCTGGAGACCAGTTTTTCGAACTGCCAGGAATTGAGTGGGATCCAAAGGACGGAGATCTTGATCTAAGTCTATATTGGGACCGACCAAATGCAGCTTTTGCATATGATGACACTCAGACGTTACAGGAGAATATAACATCTTTCCTCCCTCGTTTGTATGTCCAGCCAATAAACAGCTACGGGAATTCCGTGCCAATTAACATCTTTGCGTCCCTTGACCATTCCAGCTACTCTGCAATCAAAGAGCTGTCCCTACCAACCGCTACCGCGGAAGAGCAAATTCGATTTGACGGACTGAAGCACTGCTGTGCCAACTCCTGTTCGCTTGTCGGAAAACGCTATTGGGGCACTTTTAATTGCGAAAGATGCAACTCGGAAAAGGAATGCAAATGTCATTGTGTTACGTTCCAGCAGCAAAATCTGAACATGTACAGACACCATTTCAACCCCTACGTCAAGACGAACACCAGAGGTCTCATAACCCACAAGTTCTATGACAGGGAGGAATACCGATTAGTATCGACTATCGAGTATAATGGAAAAGTGTACTTCCAGATTAACAGCTGTGGTGATAGAGACGAAGAGCTTCAAAAAGCTGAGACCGAAAATCTCCTTTGGCTCAATCACGACATTCACAAGGACATCATGGCCAAGCAGGGTAAGATCTACAAATGGCGGCCAGTCACCCGACCGATAGCCTATGTATGGTCTTACGACGATATTCCACCCCCCCCCCAGCCGCCTGTTACTGCAGCACCCACAGCCGTAGAACAAGTTGGCCCTGCTGATTCACCAATCCCAGGCGATCAGTTTCAAAGTCTCCTAACCCACCTGAATAAGGACGAAGGAGCAAACCGCGTAGCGCAAACCTTTGCCTTCGCAGAGACTTTCGAGCTCACAGTCACCCAGACTGACCCTACTCCCGCAGTAGTCATTCCTATTGATGCCAATCTCCTAGGACCATACGTTAGGCAAGAAGCTAGACGTCACCGGAACTGGAGAGGTAATCTGCGCTTCAAGATTCTGTTCAACACACCCCGAACAGTAGCAGGCGCAGGAACCGTGGCTCACTTGGATATGGAACCCGCAACCCAACCGACACAATATGTACTACGACAGTACCCTCACCAAACAACTATGGATGATTCCTGTTTGGAGCTGTTGTGCGGCTGGAGAAAGGAAAACCCTTGGGTTTCTCGGTCTGAGAATAATGGCTTCCTGTATATCACATTTAACGGTGCACTCTTTGGGTCCTCCCAGAACACTGTAAAGGTCACGATATATGTGGATGCTAGTGGCATTGAGTTCGCTCGTCCCACCCCTCTCGCTATGTTGCCCGCGACACGCGTTAGGATGGTCCCGAACCAGATTAAACCCTGTGTGAAGGACGTTTCAATGAGAGCCGTCGAGTTGTCACTTCAAGGAGTCGATATGACTTTCCCAGATATAGTGTCAATGTACGAAGCAGGACTCTTCTTCAATGGAACTGCCATGCAGTGTCCTACCTGTAACCTTCTGATAGGTGACTGGGAAGATGGAGATGTCCCTCTCTTGGAACATTATAGGCATACCGGAGCCGAGCATTCACATTGCAGACTTGTCTTAGACAGAATGCGTTGTGGGTTCCCTGAGCGGCCTTTGAGCAGATGTTCAATTAACGCTCTAAATTCACGACTAGCCTCAACCAGGATGTTGAATTCAACCTCAGCAGCCATGGAGTGGGACTAGTCCAGTCATCAGTAATGGTGCGTAGATATCTCTTCAAGATGTCTAGAGTCTTTCCAATCGTAAGAATTGGGGCGGTGCCTATTTTAAACTCACCAGAAAAGTATGAGTTGGTAGGTGCGGTTAGACGGGAGTCCTCCAGCCGGACCGTTGGAGGATAGTGGTGCAAGCAGCGCTGTGTTGATCAAAAGCCCTTCAGGCTTAGATCATTGTTAACCAGGAAACGGTTTCTATGGACATAGCGTCTGTAGTTTTTACCCGAACCTGTTTAGCACGACTGCTCTTGTCTTCATAGTTGAGTCATGAATACCGAGTTTGCCCGCTTTCGCTAAAGTATGTTTAGAGGAGCGATCGGGGTCGACGGAGTTGGAAGTAGTGATGATATGTCGTTGACGAGTACGAGAAGATTCCGCTCAAGATTATCCGGGAATTGTATCGAGCCACACATCAACCGAGCTTCACTCGGGATTATATGCAACGTAAGTACGCTGTTTATCTTGGCAATATGCTCTGATCCCTCCAGGACCACCCATATTGACTCTATAAAC